GTGATGACGGAGGCATTGAGATAAAATGCCCATTACCATCAACGCACATTGCATATCATCGTGATGGAATATTGCCGACCAAATACAAAGCACAGGTGCATGGCTGCATGGCCGTGACTGGCCGCAAATGGTGGTATTTTTATTCCTTTTGTCCCGGCTTCAAAGAGTTTGAATTGCTCGTTGAGCGTGACGCATATACAGAAAACCTTCAGAGATGCTTGAAAGAGTTTGATGGCATCTACCAAGAACAAAAAACAGAAATACAACAACTAATAACAGACTAAAAAAATGACAAGAATAGTAAGATTGAAAATCGACGTGATGAAAATCGAAAAAGCAAGGTTGTTCCAAGGCAAAAAAGGGACGTATCTTGACGCAACGGTTTTCCTCAATGATGAAGCTGGCGAATATGGTGACAACGGAATGATCACACAAGACGTTAGCAAAGAAGAGAGAGAGGCTAAAGTTAAAGGCGCAATCCTTGGAAATGCCACCATCTTTAAAGTGCTTGACGATGACAACCAGCACCAGCAAGCAGGGCATCCAATGCCACAAGGCGCACCTCAAGATGAGGAGCATGATGACATCCCGTTCTAACCCCCAAAAAGCCGCCTCTTAACCGGGGCGGCTTAATTTACCAATATGATCATCAAGCACATATCAGGCACGCCCAAAGCACAACCACGGCCGCGAGCATTTGCACGCGGTGGCAGGGCATCAGTTTACAACCCGAAAACCGCCGATGAGTGGAAAGGGCAAATTAAAAAAAGATTGCAGCAATATCAGGGCATGAATCTTGATGGCAATTTCCACGTCAAACTTAACTTCTTTTTTGCGCGTCCAAAGTCACATTTCGGCACTGGCAAAAATTGTAAGGCATTGAAAACAACATCACCGGCGCAACACACGCAAAAGCCCGACCTTGACAACCTCGCCAAGGCAGTGCTTGACGCAATCACAGACTTGCGGATTTGGAAAGATGACAGCCAAGTAACGGAGCTTACTTTGGCAAAAGAATGGGCTGACGTGATCAAGCCCGGCATGATCGCGCAAATCAAGTTGGTCAAATGACGGCCGATGATTTGGAGCATGAATTGACAACGTGCCGTCTGCTTGCTTGCTCATGCCCGACATGCAAAACCAAGCCGAGCATCATATACACGCCCGGATGTGCTACAATGACCTGTGAGTGCGTCAAGCTGGCATTACCTGATTGGGAGACGCGCGGAGTGCTACGGATCTGGAACAGGCTTTGCCTTGGCGGCGCGATGCAACAGAGGATTGCTGACAGGATGGTGCAGGAGTATTTCGAGAGGGTTGAAAAATAATTGTAAAAAAGATGAAAAACATCTTTACATATTTCAAGATTTGGGTAATTATGCGTTCACCGAGAGGGACAACAACAAACCACCACAATAATGACAACAAAAGATCTGAAAAAATACGTAGGAAAAGAAGTTACAGTTGAGCATAACCACGATGGGCACACAACCATGGAGGGATGGGAGCTTGAATACGTAAATGGTGACACGTTCCAAATTGGAAACTTACAATTTACACCGCAAGACATAGTTAAATCCAGAATGTCAAAAAATCACGGTGCAATAACGATAGCATAAAACAACTAAAACAATGAACAATGAAAAAAACAAAAACAACAAAGAAAGGGGGGCTAAATGAGTTGGCTCTATTCGCGGGTGCTGGTGGAGGAATACTTGGAGGGCATCTGCTTGGATGGCGCACCGTGTGCGCTGTGGAGTGGGAAGCCTACCCTGCAAGCGTCTTGGTTGCCCGCCAAAACGACAAAACGCTCCCAGCTTTCCCAATCTGGGATGACGTTCAGACCTTTGACGGACGACCATGGCAAGGACGTGTTGATGTCGTATCTGGAGGCTTTCCCTGCCAAGACATCAGCTGCGCCGGGAAGGGAGCAGGCATCGAAGGAGAGCGATCTTCCATGTGGACGCACATGGCGCGAATCATTGGAGAAGTTCGACCTCGCTACGCATACGTGGAAAACTCACCAATGCTTGTGGGACGAGGACTTACAACCGTCCTCAGTGATCTTGCCGAAATGGGGTATGATGCGAAGTGGGGTATTATGGGAGCGCACCACGTTGCAGCCCCTCACAAGCGAGACAGGATCTGGATCATGGCCAACGCCGTGCACTAGAGATTACAAAGGGGCAAACGCAGTCGAAGGTTTGACTCGCAATGATGGCAAGTCTCGCATGGATCAATTGCCGAATGCTGTCAAATACATCACACCAAGAGTTGGCGGCGAGGAATCACTTGATTCAGTTGAGAAGCGCAAAGGCAGAGAAGCGGCTGAGAGGCACAATACCCTTGCAAGCGTTGAAGCAGCACATGGTGAACAAACAGGCCAACTCAATCCCGACTGGGTCGAGTGGCTCATGGGCTGGCCAATCGGCTGGACTAGCATGGAGGCGATCACCGAGCTAGATTGGCGTGATTGGTCGGTTGACCCGGCTGATGGTGAACCGTCAAAACAATCACCAACACCATCAAGCAACCCAAGGGGAGCATACATAGGCAGAGAAATGGATTTTGAAACACTATCAACAGTAAGCAACACAACAGGCACTAGGTATGGCATGACGATTGAAACATATGCACATCACAAACCCGGAGGCGGTGAAGTGCCACGCGTCGCAACAGGCATTAAAAACAGAGTTGGCCGCCTCAAGGCAATAGGGAATGGGCAAGTGCCACAGGTTGCCGTAATGGCATGGAGAATTTTGAACAAATGAACAATGAAAGCAAACCACAAAAATGAACTGGATTAACATACACACTGACACTCTGCGATCTGAGGACTACCTCGGAGCAGACCCGATCGAACGCGCAACTTGGCTCAATCTGATGGGCTGGTGTTGCTCACAGGAGAACGGGGGCATGATCAAAAACGCGGCAAAATGGAATGACAGAAAATGGCAACAGCTTTGCGGAATAACCAAGGACGAAGCAACGTTGGTTTCTGAGCTTTACCACATAGATGAGGCCGGGAACATGATCGTTAGCCTTTACCCTATCGACAAAGAGCAAGAGGTTGCAAGCAAGCGCGAGACGGCCAGAGCGAACGGAAAAAAGGGCGGCCGACCTAAGCTAAAAACCCAGAGCAAACCAACGTTGGTTAATTCTAAAAACCCAGAGAAAACCAACGTCATAAAGCGTAAGGGAAGGGAAGGGAAGGGAATAGAAAGAAAAGAGAAGGGAATTGCGATGCCTTTTGCATCGAAAAAATTTGCTCAATCATGGAACGAGTGGATTGATTACCGAACAGAGCGCAAAAAGAAGCTCACACCCATCATGATAACTAAACAACTCAAAAAGCTGGAATCGTTCACAGAGCGCGAAGTGATCGACGCAATTGACCAATCCATTGCATCAGGCTATACCGGGATATTCCCGAAAACATCAACCACAACAATAAACCCACAAACAAATGAAAAAGGAAAATCGCAATACGCATAAAGCAAGCCAAGTAATGAACATGTTTGACGATCCATTGTCAATCAAGTCACCAGAGCCACCAAGCCGTGAGGCACTAAACACGCACTACCGCGAACTATTCCCAGAATACAGATGGGATCTGCACGCGGACTGCATGACAATCGCCAAAGAATACTGCTGGTTTTACGATGACTTTATCACCCGCAAGCCAGCCCGGTGGCTCAGTTCGCTAGGTCAGACAGGCACAGGCAAAACCGAGTGGTCGAGACGCGTAAAGAATGCAGCAAAGAAAAGAATGCCAGCGCAACTTTTCCACTGGTCAAACGTTTGCGATCAGTTTTTGGCCAAGCGTGATTATGGCGTGTTGGATTACATGGCTGACCTTGATTTCCTCGTGATTGATGAGATCGGCCTCAAGGACTGGAAGCACGCAAACCGTGACCTATCCGCTCTACTGAACCGGCGGCTTGGCAAATGGACGATTATTACAAGCAACCTTTCACAGGCCGAGCTTGCTGACATTGACGCACGCATTGCATCCCGGCTGGTAAGAGGTGACAACCGCATTGTGACAATGACAGAGCATTGCCCTGATTACTCACAGATGCTCTACAAACAATCCATCAACAAGTAACCAATCAACACAAATGAACGCATACGAAGCATTAAAACAATTAGACCTGTCAGCATACGAGCTTGCAGAGGCTGAACGCTATGAGAGACGAGCCAAGGCCATACGCATGGAAGCAATCAAAAGAATGTCGAGCGTATCGGCATATTTCAGCGAGGGCATAAAAAAGGCGCAGGAAATGAAAGCAAAAAGCACTTGCAACAAATCAACAAAAAACTAACATCATGAACATGAAAGCAAAACAACACGGCGGTGCGCGTCCCGGAGCAGGGCGCAAGCCGTTGAAAATCAGAAAAAAGTCAGTCACAATACCGCTTTTGCCGTCTGACATTGACAGATTCAATGCTTACTGCAAAGCGAACAGCACAAGCCAGAGCAAGGCACTAACCAAATGGATCAATCGCCACAGCGAAAGCAAATAACAAACAATCAACAACATGAGCGAACACAACACGCCAAAGAGTAACGCCTCAAAATTGAAAAAGACCGCCATAAACAACACCATCCCGTCTATCATCGGGGGGTTTGGGGGCTTCCTTGTTTCTGCTTGGGGAGTGAAAACAAACGACGAATACACTCTTGCCATAGGCGCGCTACTCATTGGCGGGTGCGCGGGCTGGCTTGCTGCCCTTTGGGGGTGCGTGCTTGTGGAGCTTAATGATCATTAAATAAACCAAAATAAAACGATTATGAAAAACAAAGCAAACAAAAGCACCGAAGTAAACAAAAGCATAAATCGCCGATACATCGTGACCGATTACTCAAGAACCATTGGCGAGTTCGAGAAGCTCAAAGATGCCAGAGAATGCATGAAGAAACGAGGGGGAGGGTCAATGTGCGCTATCGAGTCGGTAACAATCGAAACGATAGTAATTGAGTCTAGACATTTCATTCAGCATCTAAGATAACGTCTAAATTCACACACCTCACCGAGAGCAATCATGCCAACTTCTAACGACACAAAACTACCTTCCAAATCCCACTTCAAAGCGGGTGAGGTTGATGTGCAATGTCTTGTTCGCCTTTTAGAATCTCAAAACGAAGCTCTCCGCGCTGTCTGGGCGACTTGGACGCAGGGAGCAAACTTAAACTACGCCGCCCTCAGAGTAAAACAATGTCTAACGGATATGGAAACATGGGAGATGGAATCATCTACTTCATTAAAGCAATCATCATCGGAGCAATCATCCTCGCAGCTATCACCTTTGGAATCGGGGTGTGGCTTTTCTGAGGCGAACGACCAAGTTAAATCATGAGTGAAACGAAATTGATTTCAACCAACTAAAACAATGGGAGCATACCGAGAGCAAGTAATCGCAGAAAAGAAAGAACTCGATGAACGCGCCACGAAACTGAGCGATTTCATCGGGCTGTCACCCCAGTTTGAGAAAATCGACCCAGAGGAGCAGGAACGCATGAAGGTGCAGAATGATCTTATGTGGCAACTCTCGGAAGTCCTCGGCGCACGAATCGCCAACTTCTGAGGCGAACAGCCACCGAAGCCACGGCGAAGCCGTTGATATCCGCGAGAGTTAAACAATGCCATATTACCTTGATACATGTAATTTTTTAGTGTAAACCCATGTTATGCTAACAGCAAAACAGAAGCAGACTCTAGACACGTATTTAGCAAATGGCATGAATGCCTCGCAAACAGCGAGGGATTTAGGTTGTAACACATCAACCGTTCAGCAGTGTCTAAAAGTGATCGAGAAAAAAGGCGCAGCACCTTGGCTCTCAAGCGCACCAAAACCAGATCATCTCGGCATGACCAAGACAACCGTGCAGTATGATGCTGATGGTAATGTTATCCAAGAGTGGCGCAGGATGTCCCCAATGCTGGACAAGATGCAACATGTGGCTGATGGGCTATGCGAGCAAGTCAAAGGCAAAGGCAAGGCTAAGTCAAGACGCACACGCAAGACAGATACGGATGAGATCCTGTTTGAGATCGACCTATTCGATGCACACGTTGGCATGTATGCCGACGAGCGCGAGACACTAGATGAAGATTATGATTGTGACATTGCATCCCGGAGGATGATTGAAGCAGCCGAGGGGATAGCAAGCAGATCAAACCGTCCCCACAAGGCGGTTTTAGTTTTTGGGGGTGACATGCTCCATTCAGACAACAGATCCAACAAGACAGAGTTAAGCGGCAATGTGCTTGACGTTGATACCAGATATCACCGAGTAGTGAGCTATATTATCGCAGCTTGCCGTGATGCTGTACAGGTAGCCGCATCAATTGCAACGGAGGTTGAAGTTGTTGTGCTGGAAGGCAATCATTCGTGGCACTCAGAAGTGTGGCTGGCTCGTGTATTAGATTCATACTACAATGCATGCCCAAACGTCACGGTCAGGCTTGATGCATCACCTCGTAAGAAATTGGTGTTTGGCAAAAATCTGTTGATATGGTCACACGGTGACAAGGTAGCCGCAAACAAGTGGCCTCAGATCATTGCGGCAGAGTTCCCAAAAGAATGGGGCGCAACTAAGTTTAGGCATATGAAGTGCGGCCACATACATCACCAGAAAAGCATCGCCCCGGTAGTAGTCGACGAGCAAGCGGGATTGCTTGTTGAGTATTTGCCAGCATTGTGCGCGAGTGATGCTTGGCACAGCCATGCAGGATTCATCGGAAGCCAAAAAGGTGCATGCGGATTTGAATATCACAAAGAAAAGGGTTGCATTACCAGATTTTTTAACGCTGTATAGCATCATGAGCGGATTATTTGACGAATGGACACCGAGGGAACTGGCCGCATTACGGCGTGGGCTTGCTTGGCTAGGCGCATCACAACCGCAGGAGAGCGACGATGATGACTTAGATGAGTATGGGCTAGGCAAAGGTAGTGCAAACGCGTCAGATGGCAACAGGGAGCAACCAAACAGCCCCCCTAGTAAGGAATCTTTTAATATTTAGAGGATTTGGGGTTTGCGTCATTCGCGTGCTTTTTTACGCAAATTAAAATAAATAAACATGTCACAAAATAACAAGATGAAACAACCAGAGATTAATTGCTCATACGATGAGCTTCGCGCAGCAATCACGTTGCAACATCACCCGCGAAATCCAAACACGCACAGCGATGAGCAAATCAAACTGCTTGCAAAAATCATTCAACACCAAGGATGGCGCAACCCGGTTGTGGTTTCAAAGCTGTCGGGCTTCATCGTCGCTGGTCATGGAAGGCTGAAGGCGGCCGAGTTGCTCGGTCTGGATGAAGTGCCTATTGATTTGCAGGACTTCAAAACGGAAGCTGACGAACTGGCTCACCTTGTAGCTGACAACCGCATTGCGGAGCTTTCAGAAATAAACAGAGCAAAGCTTGCTGACGCAATAGCCGAGCTTGATACAGGAGAAATTGACCTTGAGTTGACGGGTTTCAAAAAACCAGATCTTGATGAGTTGATGACAGCAGCACATCCAGAATTTGAACCGGGAACAGAAGACGACCAAGGCAAACTAGATCAACTTGACCCGAAAATGGTTAAATGCCCACACTGCAAACAAACATTTGACTCAAGGGGGAAAGAAATATGAGCAAAGCAGATTTGAAAATTGATTGGGCAACGCATGAAGCTGTTAAGCACGCTTGTGAAAATTGGCATTACAGCAAAAGTATTCCAGTTCCTCCACTAGTAAAAATAGGTGTATGGGAGAAAAAAGCGTTTATAGGTGTTGTTGTTTTTTCAAGAGGTGCTAGCTCAAACTTGTTAAAACCTTATGGATTAACACAAATCGAAGGGTGCGAATTAACAAGGATTGCTTTAAAAGAACACATCGCACCAGTTTCAAAAATAGTTAAACTAGCAATCAAATTCTTAAAGAAAAATAGCAACAAAATGAGGTTAATCGTCTCATTTGCAGATCCTCAATATGGTCATCATGGCGGTGTTTATCAAGCTGGCAATTGGATTTTTGTAGGCGACACAATGAAATCAAAAGAGTATTGGCATAAAGGAAAAAGATTACACTCACGCCAAGTGAGTGAAAAAGGTTGGAACATACAACAAGGAGTAAAACGTGAAACAATCAAGCCAAGCCAATGCACAATAACTAAAACATTAGGAAAACATAGATATTTAATGCCTCTTGACAAAGCTATGAAAAAACAGATAATGCCACTTTCTAAACCATATCCAAAACGCGCATCAAGTGACACTGATGACACATTTGGCAATCCAGCCAAGAAAGGGCAGTTTGATTCTGACCGGTGCGCTCCATCCGATAAAGAGCAGTAATGGATGGTAAACAATATGACAAGATTGAGCAAGCGAACGTTGCAAACATTGTTGCAAAGCTCAAAGGCGGCAAGACGCTCACGGCAGCTGACAGGAAGGCACTTGAAAACCACAAGCGCAAAGAAACAGGATTGCGGCAAGTAAAGACGGAAACCGAGCTTGCAAAAGAATTTGGCGTTGATCGGCGCGGCTCAATTGTTCGATGGAAAAAAGCGGGCGCACCTTTTAACGGAACAGATGCAGAGCTTTATCATTGGTTTGCAAATAACAATGCGCGAGGTGCGGCCGCATGGATGAAAGCATTCAGAGAAGCCAACCCTGACCAATACACAAAGAAAGTTGCCAAGAAAAAACCAAAGCCAACAGCAACCAAATCAGCAGAGGAGTTGCGCGATGAATATTTTATTGAGTTACAAGAAGCGAAAGAGGCTGGTGATGAAGCGCGAGAGAAAACATCGCTGGATGCATACCTTAAAATTGATAAACAAATCCGAGACGCAGAGGCTCACGACAAAAAGCTCGGACTAGATCGCGGCGAGGTGCTTTCACGTTTAGAGGTTGAGCGCATAATCAAAGCATCTATTTGGGCCGGGAATGCTTGCATTGATAAATTCAGCAAACAGATCGCGCAAAGGTTGAGCAATCTACCACCGCAAGAAGTGCATAAGGCACTAAAAGCGCAACTGACTGGCATGATTATTTTTGAAGGCATGAGGCGAGTTACTAAAACGCCTGGCGAAATCAACGTGCCGCAATGGATTGCTGATTGCTACGAGACTGAAAGAAGCCTTTACCTTAAACCGTGAAAGATAAATTTATTGCTTATGATGAAGCAGACCCGATTGACTGGCTTGAGGCTAGTGTGCAATTGGATTACGGCAACTTCAAGCGTGAGAATCACCCGCTGATGGTTGAGCCGTTGAGGATGGCGGCAACTAAGCGCGGTGGCTATGTTGGTTTAATTGGATCAGTTCAACACATCAAAACTTTGACGGCACAGCTTGTGCAACTTTACGGCTTGCACACATCGCCGTGCAACGCGGCGCACTATGACCTTACAACCGATGCGCTGAAAGAGTTCAGCGATGACAAATTTGTGCCGTTGATTGACAACACGGACAGAATCACAAGCCTAATACCTGACCAACCATATCGGCGCACCAAGTTTTACACGTCAACGCCATACGGATATATTCGGCTACTCTCTGCGGGTATCATGGCAAACAGAAACTCGAAAACGCTTGAGCGCATCACAGCAGATGAATCGTGGGCATACAAGGATGACGAGGGATGGCTTGAGCAAATCCATGACAGGCAAAGCTCATTCCCGTGGCAATGGCAAATGTTCTTGCCTAGCTCAGGGCAAACGGCGGGAAGCCAGCTTGATGAGTTGTGGAAAAAATCAACGCAACGCACTTGGCATGTAAAATGTGATTGTTGCGGTGAAGAGATACCATATATTTGGAAACAGCCAGCGGTGAACGGTGAAGTGCCTCCGGGCGGCATGAGGTATGCATCAAGCAAAGATGTTACAAGTGATGAAGGCGTGATTGATTGGGTAAAGCTGAGAGAATCAGTTTATTACCAATGCCAGTTGTGTGG